ACAGGGACTTCTTGTACATTCAAGCAGTTTCAGTTGAGAAGGTTCTAGAAACAATTGAAGACTTAATGACTGAGTATGCAGAAACACAATTTCTGTTTATTTGGGACTCCATCGCAGCAACTTCTTCTGAGAAGGACCTCGAAGGAGACTTTAATCCTCAATCCTCAATGGCGGTAAAGCCTCGGATCTTTGCGAAAGCATTCCCGAAACTCACTATCCCATTAGCGAACCAGCAGTGCACTCTGTTGTTGATCAATCAACTCAAGACAAACATAACTTCAAACATTGCGGAAGCAATGACAACGCCACTTGTTGCACCCGGAGGTAAAGCGATTGAATACTTTTGCTCGCTTCGCATCTGGCTAACAAAGCGTAAGGCGAAAGCGTCGTTTGTCACAGATGGCACTGGACTTCGGATTGGCTCTGAAGTAAAGGTTAAGATTGAAAAGTCCCGCTTTGGATCAGAAGGTCGCACATGTGGTTTTAAGATTCTTTGGGGCAAAGACGTAGGCATTCAAGATGAAGAGTCATGGTTGGAAGCATTAAGAGCTTCAGGTTCTGATCGCTTTAAGCCGGGAGCTTGGAACAAGATTTATGACGCGAATGGAAAGGAATTCAAATTCCAGAAGTCGCAATGGATCACCAAGCTACAAGAACCAGAGTTTCGCTCTGTTGTACTTGACATTATGGATGAAGAAATCATCAGAAAATTTGAGTCTGAAGGCAAGAACTTTGGACTTGAAGGCGAGGACGAAGAAGGTTAAATCCTGAAGTTACTCACTAAACCCTTTCTCTTCGGAGTTGGGGTTTTTTGTTTTTTGGCAACTATTTAAAAAGATTATGGAGAATACTTATGAACCCAAAAAGACAAGTTATTGAACAAGCGATTATGGACCTCGAAGAAAACATTAAGACAATGAAGCAAATCTACCATGAGTATTTGAAGAAAAAGAAATCCACCCCTCCTGACCAACTAGAAGAGTTTCATGAAGCAATGAGGGAAACCTTTTATGAGCGCGAAAACATAGCAAACAGACTCTTTCATGATTGGACAAGAGCAAACCCAAATTCAGCATATTATGACCCAAATCCGACGCCCGTTTTTTATGTCGCAGATTTCCATCGGACGATGAGAAAGGGGAAGCCACGCTCTTTTCCTATTATTGTCGCATCATCTGGCAAAAGAGCTGAGAATGGTGCCCTCAATATTCTAAATATAAAAAAATTCATAGAACAATTGAAAAGAAAACTGAAAGCTAGAAAAGATTTGCAAGAAAGCAGTCCATTTCAACTAACAGAAGCAAAACTAAAAGAAATGATCTTGGATGAAATCAAATCCAACTTGATAAGTTCGTCTAAATCCTGAAACTCCTCGTAAACCCCCCTTCTCTTCGGAGTTGGGGTTTTTTTTACCTTTTTTGCTTGACATGTCGCCTTAGGCGTGTTATATTATAAGCACAGAAGGAGAAATAATGAAAAAAGTTAAATGCACCTGCCCGCATGACGGCAAAGAGTTTCATGGAGAACTACTGTGGGAAACAAAAGAAAAGTTTGCCATGTCTATAGGAAAGTATAAGATCACAATGCACTTTCCAAAGAGAACACACACATACACAGTCTTGGAGGACAAATGAAAAATGTAATAATAATTGACGCGCTGAACATGTTTCTGCGTAGCTATGTGGTTAGTCCACATATGGATAAGAACGGAATCCCTGTAGGAGGCACCATTGGCTTCCTAAAGTCACTTCAGAAGGTGGCTAGGGACTTTAATGCTGATGAGGTTATTGTGGCTTGGGATGGCCATGAAGGCTCCACACGTAAGCGTTCTATGAACAAGGACTACAAGGCAGGACGAAAACCTGTGAGATTTAATAGAAGAATGATTGAGTTACCACCAGAACAAGAGATGGCGAACAAAGGATATCAACAGGTAAGGTTGATGGAATATCTGAACGAGATGCCCGTGATCCAACTTGTAGCAGACTTCACAGAGGCTGACGATATCATCGCTCACGTAATCAACCACAAGAATTACAATGGTTGGATGAAAACCATCATTTCATCAGATAAAGACTTCTTTCAATTGTGTCGACCTGACGTTCAGATTTACCGACCAATTCAGAAAAAAATTGTTACAGAAGCATCTGTTGTTGAAGAATTCAAGATCCACCCAAAGAACTTTGCATTAGCAAGAGCAATGGCAGGAGATCCATCGGATAATTTGCCGGGAATCAAAGGAGCAGGTCTCAAAACAATTGCAAAGCGCTTTCCCTATCTAATTCGCGAAGACGAGTATGAAGTCGGTGATATCGTAAGAGACTGCGTTATGGTCGGAAAGAAACTTAAGATCCACGAGAACATTCAGAAGGATGAGCAACTAATCAAAGAGAACTACAAGATAATGCAATTACAGTACCCCAACATCAGACCAATGAATCGAGAACTGATTACAAAAGCAGTTATTGACTTTGAGCCAACATTTAATAAAATAAAGTTCACACAAATGTTGTTCGCCGATGATGCCGGTCATCTCAACTTCGATGCACTTCAGATGACTTTTCGCAAAATAAATAGACAATAAAACTTGACAAGTAGAATAAAACAGGTTATAATTAAGTAACCAATAAGTCTGGGAGGACAAATGAAAGAATTAGAAAATAAAGAAACATTTATGCGCTTTGGAGGAAATTTCCAAGAAAACTTATGCCAATTGATGTTTGAAGATCGACCATTTTTCGATCAAATCACAGAAGTGCTAGATGTGTCGTTTTTTGAAAGAAAATACTTACAAGTTTTTGCAAAAGCATTGATAGACTATAGAGACAAATATAACACGCACCCCAACACCGAAGTAATGATTACCGTCTTAAGAACAGAGTTGAATCATCATGATAAGGCAACTCGAGATAAGGTGAGAACCTTCTTCGACAAGGTTCACAAATCAGATGGTGTTGAAGAAGCTCCGTTCATCAAAGACAAAGCGATTGACTTCTGTCGTAAGCAGATTTTAAAAGGAGCCATGCTTCAATCAGCAAAGCTGCTAAAGTCCTCATCATTCGAGGCCATCGAAAAACTTATTAAAGATGCGTTGGTTCTCGGAACAGACAACAACTTCGGACACGACTTTCGCAAAGATCTACTTAAACGTTTTGAACTGGTCACAAGAGATCCAATCTCAACCGGTTGGGCTCGAATGGATGAGATCGTCAAGGGAGGCCTTGGAAAGTCAGAGTTGGGAGTCGTTGTTGCTCCAACCGGTGCTGGTAAGTCTATGGTGCTCGTTCACCTCGCTACCCAAGCATTACTTCAAGGAAAAACTGTCGTCTACTACACACTGGAGCTTAAAGATACGGTGGTAGGTCAAAGATTTGATTGCTGCATAACTGACGTTCCACTTAGTGAACACAAAGAAAGACAAAAAGAAATCGTTAACAAAGTCAAAGACCTTGAGGGCACTCTAATTATCAAAGAGTACCCAACCAAATCTGCATCCGTGTCCACTCTCAAGAATCACATTGAGAAGTTACGGAAGAGAGGCATTGAGCCTGACATGATCTTGGTTGACTATGCTGACTTATTGCGTCCGCCTCGAGCCACTGGTGAGAAGCGACACGAGCTGGAAGAGACCTATGAAGGTCTTCGTGGCCTTGCTCAATCTTATGAGATCCCTTGTTGGACTGCATCTCAAACAAACCGTGGAGGTCTCAATGCTGAAGTTATCACTATGGAAGCGATTTCTGAAGCATTCAACAAGTGTTTTGTTGCGGATTTCATATTCTCTCTATCGAGAACTGTACAAGATAAGCAAGCGAACAAGGGTCGTCTTTTCGTCGCAAAGAATAGGAATGGTCCCGATGGCCTTGTGTTTGATGCTCACGTTGACTGGTCTGATGTTACCATCAAAGTTTTGGACCGAGATGAATCAGCGGAAAAAATGCAATCAACGGCAGACGCTTTGCAGATGCTCAAAGACAAATATGCGAAAGCAGGAAAATAACCAAAAATTACAGGAGTAAGTAATGGATTTAGAGAAGAAGATTTTATCGGACATCACCGTCCACATGAAGTATGCGAAGTTTGTTGAAGAAGAGAACAGACGAGAGAACTGGGACGAATTAGTTACCAGAAACATGCACATGCATATCAAAAAATTTCCCAGTTTAAAAGATGAAATCGAGGAAACTTACCAATTGGTGAGGGACAAGAAAATTCTTCCATCTATGAGAAGCATGCAGTTCGGAGGTAAGCCAATTGAGGTTTCACCAAACCGCATCTTTAATTGTGCTTATGCGCCTGCAGATGATCCACGAGTATTTGGAGAGATAATGTTCTTGCTCCTCGGCGGAACCGGCGTTGGTTATTCAGTACAACGTCACCATGTTGATAGCCTACCAGAAATACACAGGCCATCCACAAACCGCACACGCCGTTTTTTGATTGGAGATTCAATTGAAGGATGGGCGGATTCCGTAAAGGCTTTGATGATGTCTTATTTTAAAGGCACATCGAAGTTGCGTTTTGACTTCTCAGACATCCGACCGAAAGGCGCGAGACTAGTTACATCCGGTGGTAAAGCACCAGGCCCACAACCTCTTAAGGAATGCTTGGTAAAAATGGAGGGTATCTTAGATGCTAAAGAAAACGGTGACAAACTCACTCCTATTGAGGTGCATGATATCATCTGCTACATTGCGGATGCAGTTTTGGCGGGGGGTATTCGTCGTGCCGCCCTTATATCTCTATTCTCTGCTGATGACGAAGACATGCTTGGGGCGAAAGCTGGAGCGTGGTGGGAACTCAACCCTCAACGAGGACGAGCAAACAACTCAGTAGTCTTGATGAGACACAAGGTGACAAAAAAATCATTTATGGAAATTTGGCAAAGAGTTGAAGAGTCACGATCAGGAGAGCCCGGCTTTTATCTTTCGAATGACAAAGAGTGGGGCTGCAACCCTTGTTGTGAAATCGGTTTAAGACCATTTCAGTTTTGTAACTTAGTCGAGATAAATGTATCAGATGTGACAACTCAAGAGGAGCTTAACCTCAGATCAAAGGCTGCGAGCTTCATAGGTACCCTTCAGGCTTCGTATACGGACTTTCACTACCTAAGACCTATCTGGAAGCGTACAACAGAGAGAGATGCCCTTATCGGCGTTTCTATGACTGGTATTGCGTCTGGTGGAGTTTTAGATCTCAATATGTCCGAGGCATCACTAGAAGTATCTAAAGAGAATCGTAGAGTCGCAATGCAAATCGGCATCAGACAAGCAGCTAGACAAACTTGTGTCAAGCCAGCAGGTACAACCTCTCTTACTCTTGGAACTTCCAGTGGAATTCACGCATGGCATAATGATTACTACATCAGACGACTTCGCGTTGGAAAGAATGAAGCAATCTATTCATATTTAGCAGAAAACCTTCCTGAGCTCATCGAGGACTGCCGCTTTAGACCTCATGACACTGCTATCCTATCTGTACCTCAAAAAGCTCCTGAAGGGGCAATAACACGCCACGAAAGCGCAATTGATTTGCTCGAGAGAGTAAAGAGAGTTTCAAATGAGTGGATTCAATCCGGACACAAGAACGGCAACAACACTCACAATGTATCTGCAACCGTTACCATTAAGGATGACGAGTGGGAAACTGTTGGAGACTGGATGTGGAATAACAGAAATGTTTACAATGGTTTGTCAGTTCTTCCTCACGACGGTGGTACATATGTTCAAGCGCCTTTTGAAGACTGCGACAAAGAAACTTACGAAAGAATGCTTGAATTGGTAAAAAACGTTGATCTCAACCTAGTTACTGAGACAACAGACGAAACTGATCTGTCAGGTGAAATCGCTTGTGGCGGTGGCGCTTGTGAAATTTTCTAAGGAGAAATTATGAGAGATAAATTAGAACAAATCTTGAAAGAGCTTCAACAAGCTATGTTGGACCTAGAGAAAGTTGAAACCGGAGCATATGGTTATAAATCAGCAGCTCCCAGAGCTAGAAAGGTTTTGATGGAATCAACTAAAAAGCTTCGCGACTTAAGAGTCGAGATTCAAGAAAAGAAGAAAGAGCACGAAGAAAACTAATCTTTCGGCTTGACAATTCAATCATAATGTGTTATAATATAGGCAAGGGCATTTAACTTTGTCCAGTTTATAACACATT